AAAAATATTTATAAAAATAAATAATAAAATATTAAATAATTCTGATTTTTATAATAAATAAAAATTCTTCACTGGGATCACAAAATTAAATAGTTTTATGAATACATATATTTGAATAACCATAATTCGTATTTACAAAACTATTTAATTCTGTGATTCCATGTGCTAATTTATTGGTGATAAAATATTTAGAATAATTTTTAGTTTTTACACTTAATGAGAATTCTGCGCTGGAATTACGTAATTAAATAATTTTGTAATAAATATTTTGAATAATCATAATTTGTATCAACAAAGAATAATTTTTGGTTTTTACATTTAATGAAAATCCTGCGCTGGAATCACAAAATTAAATAATTTTGCAAATACATATTTCGAAATCATAATTCGTATTAACAAAATTATTTAATTTTTGTGATTCCGTGCGCCGATTTGTTAATAGTAGCAAAAATTCGAAAATAATAAATTTTACATATAAATTGATTAATTTGTGGATCTACAATAATTCTATAAAATGAACTAAATTCGAAAAATTACATGCGACAAAAAAAATTTTCATAACATATGCGATTTTTTTTTATTATATATGCATTTTTTCTTATGAAAGTAAATTAGGTAGGTTGTTATTACGAGCTCTTAAAAATTAAAGATTCTTGTTTTAATTTATAAAAATATTGTTTTTTTATTATTAATATGGACTGTAAAATCCAAGCTTTTACTCAAAGACAAATTTATTTTTGAATATTTAAAGAGTATAACGTATTTTGAAGACATTGTAATAACAAATATTTATATTTTTATAAATATCTGTTATTATGATTTATTAATTTTTTTTAAATTAAAAATTAATCTTAATTTGTTATCCACTCAAAGTCATCTTTTATAAATTTAATATTTTTATTAATAATTTTAGAAATTTATGTTTTTGGTTGAAATATTTTTTCAAATGATGCTACATTTTAAAAATTAGATGACATGGGAAAACTGAAATTTGAATATTCAAAATAAACATCTAATATTGTTAAAACTAACAAAAATGTTAGTAATTACAACATTCAAAATAGAAAATGAATTCTCAAATCTTGAAAATAATATGAAAAAATTAAAATTATTAGATAATTCAATGATTTTTCAAAAAATTATTACAGAATCAATGGAATTATTATCACGAATACCAAAAAATAGTAAATGGTAATAATTTATTTGGAGAAAAAATTCCAAATGAATTATTAATAAATGTAATATCTTTTTTACCATCTGAGTATGTCCTTATTTGCAAATATATACGTATATCTTGACTAAGGAATCTAAAGAGTAGTTTGTCAAAAAAAAATATTATCATCATTTCCACATATATGTTATTCGGAATCGTATGATCTGAATTTTAGGCCAAAAATTATTTTTTAAATAGAAAATTTGGTATATGCTAGTAACGATTCAGAATCATATATAATTAATATTAATTCTAAATCAATTACCAGAAATAAAAAAAAATATGATAAGAAAATGATGTCTTCAAATGGTAATTATTTTTGCGAGAAAAAAGAGAAAATTATTGTCATTCCACGAAGAATAATAGTTGAGATAATTTGTATTATACCAATTAGTAATTCATATGTTTGGCAATTGATGATAAAAATAATATTTGTATATCAACAAATGATAAATTTTATATATATGATCTGGAAAGTAAAATGATTAATTCATGGAAATTAGATATTGGACAAGATAATCGGTGTTACAAAAAAATGGCTTTTAACAAAAATGAGATTTTTGTAGTTTAATCTTTCTCTAGTCGCGTTTGCGTATTTTCTTATGAGAAAAACTAATTAGAATTAGAGTGAAATATGGCAATGAATCCAAAAAATTGATAAATTCTAATGGAATTGTCATTAATAAAGATATTGTATATATAGTTGATTTTGGAAATAAAAGAATTAAAGCTTGTAATGATGTATTCATCTACAAGTACGCAAGTGAAATGTGGCTAATATTGATGAGATTGTAATAATGGGTGATCATATTAATCTGAGTGATTGGCTCAATACTCACATTGCCAAATTCAAATTAAAATATTGAAAAAATTTAAATTAAAATACCAAAAAAATATAATTAATTAGATGACAAATAAAATGTCGATAATTACTAAATTTGGAATTGGGACGGAGATTTTAAATCTCGAAAATAATATTAAAATCCTCACATCATTAAATGACTTGATATCTTTCAAAAAAATTATAATGGAATCAATAAAATCATTATCATCAGTTAATTATAAAATAACAAATAATTATAGATTATCTGGAATAATAATCCCAAAAGAATTATTAATTAATATAATGTCATTTTTACCATGCGATTGTGTTGCAAATTGTGGACCTGTATCTATGTCTTGGCTTAAAATTCTTAAAAGTGCCATATCAAAAAAAATAATATTTCCAACACCAAAAAAATTAAATTATGTCAGAACATTGAATATAGGTCTTGCTTTATTAACAATAACAAGAGTAAGAGATGATATATACTATAGTAATCCATGGGGATCATATAGTATAAATTTAAATGATTATCGAAAAATGAAAGTCATGATAATTGTCTTATGACGAATATATTGTCTTCAAATGATAATTATATTTGTGCGGAAAAAGGATATGCCATAAATGTTTTTTCCTTAGATATGAAATTAATAATTTCCATTCCAATAGATAAATGTCAAGCTCATTCAATTGATAATAATAATAATATTCATATAGCAACAAATAATAAATTTTATATATATGATCTGAGAGGAAAATTGATTAATTCATGGAATTTAGCTGATAATTTTAAAAAAAAAACAAGATGTAGAAAAATTTCATTTAGTAAAAATGAGATTTTTATGGTTGATGCCGTTTTTAATTGTGTCTATGTATTTTCTTACGAAGAGAAATTAATTAGATCTTGGGGAAAAATTGGTAATAAACCCGGAGAATTTAATAAGCCTCAAGGAATAGCAGTTTATAATAATGTTGTTTTCGTATCTGAAATAGAAAATCACAGAATTCAAGTCTTTACTTGCCAAGGTAAATTTATGTTTACATGTTATGACACATGTACACATGAACTGGAAGACATTATTATAAAAAATGATTATATGTACGTAACTGATTATTGTTGTTATAATGTTTTAAAATTAAAAATAATATACAGTAATCAGAAAGAACAAAGTCCTGAAATAGGAAATTCAAGAATAAGATCAGTATTACCCTTAAGAGAGAGGGGATCAAGATCCCAACCATTTACTTAATATGATTTAGTAATAATAAAGTGCAAATAGTACATATCATATTGTTAAAAATAAATTTAATTAAATTTTATTATTTTTTTTATCAAAAGATAATTTGTATGTTAAAAATAAAATACTAGAATAAATCTGAATAAAATTATTAGAAATAAATAATAATTGAAACAAATAATAATTATGTTTGCGTTCGAAAAGACGATTACGTGAATGTTTTTTATTACTATAATCAAAACTTATAAGTGATATACTAATTAGGATATTATTGGTTTGGCTAATAATAATAATAATAATATTTTGACACAAAATTTATATTTATAATATCTAAGATCTCATTAAGAAATCGGAAAAACACCGTTAATAAGGATAAATTTTTTGTTGTTGATTAATTTATCTCTTTTATTCGAATAATCTTGTGATAATTTAAATCAAGAAGTTGGAAATTTTATGAATTATTATTTAATCAATATATTGCTTTTGTAATAGATATGAAATGGAAGATTCAAGCTTGTAATGATAAATTAATATAAAAATTAGGATTCAAATATAAAAACCATAATCATATAATTTTAAAATTAATATGTATGTTATTGAAATTTATGAAATTAATAATAAATTTTCAAATCTTGAAAATAATATCAAAAAATTAAAATTATAACATGATTCACTTGCTTTCCAAATCCTTATTAATGAGCCTATAAAAATAATGTTATCAATGTCATTGTTAATAAGAATAATTTATTCGGAAAAAATAACTATAGAATTAAAGTATGATGTCTTTTTAACATATAAATGTACATCGGTTTGTAAAGATGTGTGTAGAACTTTGAAGTCCTAGTAGTTACCAAAAAAACAATTGATATCGATACCAAAAAATATATACTATTTGTAGTCACTGGAATTTGATTTTGAACCAGTAATAATAGGAACGATAGGAAATAATATGTATTTCAATAATGATAATTTGAAAATATATAAACGCGAAAATAATAAGTTATTTTACGAGAATTAATTTGTATTAAACACATATTTAATAGTTTCACATGAAAATCTCACTTGAGATTGAGGGATATAAATGTATATTCATTTGATATGAAATTAATAAGGAAAATAAATATTGGAAAAGTTCAAGGTTTAGTGATTTATGAGAAAAATAATATTTTGGTATCGTCAAAGATAAATTTCTTATTTTTAATATGAATAGGAATTTTCTTGCCGAATATAAATTTGAATCTAATTTATTCTTATGTAGATCCGAAAAGATAACATTATATGGTAATGAAATTTTTATGATTAATACTAGTTATAATTATGTAATTATACTTTCCTATGATGAAAAAATAACTAAATCTTAGGGAAAATTAAGAGATAAACCCAAAGATTTTAAAAAACCTTTAGAAATTGACATTTGTCAAAATATTGTTCTTGTTATGATACAGGAAAAAATTCAAACTTTTAACAGAAAGTTTATTTTCGAATACTATTATGAAGATCCTATTAATATTGTAATTGTGAACGATCACATTTATGTGACTGGTTGATACGATATTTACATAAAAAAAATATAAATTAATATATCATCAAGATTAATTTTATATTATTCAAGATAAAAATTCAATTATTTTCAAATAATTATTAACAAGTTGATAGGATTTATTAATATTGGGATCAATCTGATAAAAAATAATTTTGTTTTTGTCAAAAATTAAATAATTTAGTAAAAATATTATTATTACGATACTATTGAAAATATATTACAAAATTAATATTGATAATTTCTATTTGGAATTAATAAGATATTACATATTACGATTCAAGATTTAGAAATTAGTAATAAATAATTTTTAGTATCAACTGACGAAAAATTTATAAGAAAAAATAATAAGTTCATAAAATTTATCCCAAGTTTGATTTGGATTTGGAATCTCTGATGAATAGTTGTTATTAAAATATATTTTGTATTTTCTTATTAAAGAAAATTAATTGGATCATAAGAAATTTTAGGAATTTTCTATAAAAGTGTTATTTTGTTTTAAATAGATAAATAAAAGGATGTGATCTCTACTTTTTTATGATAGGTTCATTTATGAAAATATTTGTGTAGGGATAGTAATGATATTATGGAAATCATAATTTGAAAAAATTATTTTATTCGAAATTAATTTTTATTTATGAAGAATCAAATTATTACTAAAACACAATAATAAAAAATAAAATTAAGTATTAATGTTTATTTATTAAAAATAATATATTTTTGGAAATTTTTTTATTAATTTCACAAATTGATATTTATTCTCTAATTTATGATATGTTTCTTAAAAAATTATCGAAAACGAATCGAAAAATTACCAAAAAAATATGTATTAAAAATTAATCAAAAAACATTAAATTTAATATAGTGGGGCCGGAGGAAATCATTATTTCATATCATAATGCGTATTAATAACATCATAATATTGATATTATTTTTACATTTTTTAATATTTATTCGTTAAGACGATATATATCTTAGATATCATAATATTATTAAGATCA